GAATGCTGTAGCTCCAGCTTCTGCGGTTGTGTAGATGCTATCAGCTGGTGTACGGAAACCGGCTGGAACGTCTGAAGGTCCAGCTGAGTCTAACCAGTCACCTAAACCACGAAGGGCGTAAGCTGTAGAAGAACCATCTTCAGCAGCACGATCTTGAGTACCAGCAAGAGTTGCTTCGATGTCGCGTTTAAGCTCACGAATTGCTTTAGCTTCTGCTTGAGCAATTTTCGCTGGACCTACAGAATCAACAGCCTCTTGGAGGTCTGATACCATATAGTCACGGCGGAATTTTTGTACGTAGTTACCAAGACGTGCACGTCCAGAGAATTTGTCAGTGAATGCTGTTACGTCAGCACCTTCAGCAACACCAGCAGTTGATGGTGCAGCAAGGCTGTCGACAGTCCACTCAACAAATGTAGCCGATGCTTTCTGCTTTTGAGCAGAAGAAAGAACTGGAGTTTCTTCGGGAGCAAGAATTGTCAAGACATCTGTCAAGTCTTCTCTGTTAGAAACGCCACTTCCGGGATTTGTTGTATCGAATGTATTTGAGAATGACATTTTATATAATAATTAGGAATTAACGATTTTTTAATTGTTGTGTTCTGAGAGTTACAAAATCACTCTTGTTGCCAGATTGTCTGAACCGTTGATTAAGGTCTTTAAGTGCCTTAACTGACTTTCCCACAGTTTTGTCTGATGTTGCCCCAGCGGTAATTGCTGTCTTTGGAGGTGTTAACGTA